ACTTAGTCTTGGTGCATTTGTTAAAGATTGATGTTAGTGACTTTGCCTTGAACAAGTGTGCTTCGTCGCCGTAGATAACATCAAATTCATCGAAGAACTTTTTTGGTAGTTTGTATATTGACTGCCATGTCGAGATAACGATGTTTGCTTGATTTGACTTTTCAAATCCAGCGTAAATTTTAGAGCAGTTATTTGCAACATGCCATGTATCATCATTGTGAGAATAATCAGCGAAGTCGCCATACATCTGTTCGACCAATGATGTTGTGGGAACAATGACCAACTGCTTACGATTAAACTTCTGGTGATACCTCAGGAGTAGATAGATGATCAGGGATTTGCCTGATGCAGTCGGAGATAGTAGCAAAGTTCTGCCAATGCGAATCGCATATTTGACTGCATCGATTTGATATTCTCTCGCCTGAATCGGACTACCTTGTGAGGTAAGATTCAAACTCTCTGCGAATTCTTCTAGGTATTCAATATCAACTGGATCACCAATCGGATCCATTTTGACATCCATATCATAGTCTGATCTTGCAGCAAACTCTCTTAGATATGGAAGCAGACCAACGTAAAGTTCCTTGGTCCACATGTTGAACATTCGTGCTTTACCATCCCACAGTTTCGCTTTATAGGTTGGCATGAATCTTGCTCCAGGAACGTCGAAAGTGAAGTAGTCATTCAACTCGGAAGCAATCGAAGGATCGCTTTCGATATTCAAATAGACTTCATCTTTCTTGGTAACTGTTAAGTCAGGCACTACATCAATCCGTTAGTAAACTTTGTCCATTCGATGGCATTTTTGATTTCCCAACCACGACCATTTAGTGAACGGATAATTTGCTCTAGTTGGTAGAGCATTGCTTTCATATATTCGACTTTATCAACGCAACGAATAATATCTTCGTCGCAATTAACAATATCTTCGACCTCATTCTTTAGAGGTTTTAATCCCTGAAACTGATTCCACCCAAGTTCTTCTAGTTCTTCGCGAGTCATCTCTCCGCGATAGTATTTAAACTTGGTGCGACGTAGGCGCAGGTAATCCCCCTCGCATTTGCGAAGTTGTAATTTGGTATTACTCAAAATGTTTAGATATTTTGCATGCAGTTCGGCGATTTGAATCGAAGACTTACCAAGATCTAGTTCGTTGACCTTAGCATCTTTTGTCCACATGTCTTGAATTTCAGATAGTTTCATATTTCCTCACAATAAAATAATTTAATCATACTATATTTTTTGACAGAAGTCAAGGTATTTTATACGGATTCAATCGTATAATATCTATATTTAAACGACGCAATGCCTATGAGATATTCTACAGAACCACTTGATATATCGAAGTCCAGTGCTTCAAGACTGGTGGGGAAAAGATCGTAATATGTAATCTTGACGTTTGGATTATTATCCGAGTCTAAAATGAAGAAGTCAGCGTCTGAGAAGTTCGCAACTGCACCAAGTCTTTTCTCTGGGATTGCAGGGAATCTATATGCTTGCTTCTTATTCCAGTTGTTATATTGCTCGTGGTTCTCTGGAAATGATAGACCAACCAACCAATTATATAGTTCTACATAATTTGCCATGTTTTCTTGAACAAGGAAACGAATGACAAGTTCGCCAAACTGCGGTTTCTCTCCAGGATTATACAGAGCAGAAAGAGGAGTTTCTGTTGTGGTAAATCCAATACTGAACGATGGGATATTTGCTGCCTGACAGAAATATGATACGTTAGGTAGAGTATGAATTTGGAATTTAAAACCATTCGGTTTCAGGTAATCAAGATCGCTCGGTTGCGAACTTCCCCAAGATCCCTCACTGATGTTTGTTGTTGTGGATATTACCATCTATTCCTCCATTACGTATATTTATAATGAAAATGGGGGAAGCATTTCTGCTCCCCCCAGTTTCTTAGTAACCCTCTCTCTAATGGAGAGGTATCGATTACATAAGGTTCGAAACCTTAACGCGACGGTAGTAGTGGTTGCGGTTTGCAGTGAATGTATCCGCATCTGTTGTTCCGTCCGACTTAAGAACGAATGGGTTAGCAATCATCCCGTAACGAGTCTTGAAACCAATTTTTGGTTGGAAGGTGTTAGGGTCGATAGCACGAACCATTTGTAGTGGAACGTATGGGCAATAGAAGATACCAGCGTCATAAGCATTCGCACCCTTATAACCAACAACATAGAACTGCGATGCAGCACCTTGGTTTGCTGAATATGGATCAACGTATACCTTGTAACGACCGTTAAGAACACCAGCAAAAGTATTACCTGTGTCATCAACGTTCAGAGTTGGCGAACCGTTAAGTGCACCACCTGTGTCAAGCATACCTGCCATTGCAAGAGCAGCAGCAACGTCTGACGAACAGATGATGAAGTTACCCTTACCGCGACGAGTGTCTTGAGCGATTACGTTAGCATCACGTTCGATGTTGAACAGAAGACCCTTGAAACGCTCAACCGACCAACGACCGTTTGAGTCAACGTCAAGATCGAAAGTACCAGCAGTTGCTGTCGAAGCAGCACCTGGCTTAGCAACCTTATAGATCGTACGGATAACTTCGCGGTTGATTTCAGCAAGAATTTCTTGTGAAAGGATGTTCGAGAGTTCTGACTCAGCGTCAAGACCGTGAATTGCCTTGAGATCCTGAGCAAGTTCTACTGTGTATTCTGCTTTAAGAGCACGTGTCTTAGCAGTTACAGTTGTCTTCTCGATGCTGAATGCCATCTCATTGAAGTCAGTTCCGCCTGATTCACCAAGTGCTTCAGCGTCAGCAGTAGCAATACCAGTACCTGTGGTGTAAGAACCATCAACTGGGTTTGAACCAGCGTGAGTTCCTGTACCAGCGAAGTCAGTATCTGCTTCGTTGAAGAGTGCTTCAGTGCCAGATTGTGTGCTGTAGCGTGACTTCATTGCGAAGATAAGACCAACTGGTCCAGTCATTGGTTGAACGCCAGCAACGTCATATGCCATCAAGTTAGGCAGCGCACGACGAACGAGCGAGATTAGAATTGGATCGTAGTTATCGATGCCAGAGCCTGTAGCGTTTGCTGGAGTTTCGAACAACGCAGTCTTTTCTTCTTGAAGAGCCTTTTGTTGGTTTTCGAGAACAACTGCAGTAACTGCACGCTTGTAGGAATCCTTGATTTGTCCCATACCATCATGGTTTAGGACAGGCTCCCACTTCTTTTGTAGAGATTCTGAAAGAAACATTTTTTTCTCCTTGTAGGGTTTTTTATTTCAACTTATTATTTATATTTATTTAGATTTGAGATGACATTTTGTCTAGAACCTTCGTATACTTCTCCATAAGAGGAGATCCAGCATACGCATTAGTTTCATCTAGACCATCAGTCATCTTTTCTTCCGTGTTAGGTTGTGCTTTAGGGAAATAATTTTCTCTAATGACATTCAACTTTTCTTCGAAAATTTCTGCGTTCTCGAATTCTACATCAGCAACAATACTTACAAACTTCTCAGCATCGGTCTTAGCGAGGTTTTCAGTAACCGCGATAAGTACGCTCTCTCTTTGAAGTTTAGTATTTTCAGCATGCAGTTCTACATTTGCAGTCATAGTTTGGTCCACACGAGCTTGAAGGTTTTCAATCTCGACTTGCATTTCACCAAGCACATCATATTTCTCTTCAGGAACCTCAATATAGTGTTCCGAAAACAGATTCTTAAGTCCTGCAATAAACGACTCAGTGATGTCTGAACGGAGACCGTTCTCAACAGCGAGTTCGTTTTCAGCAATATACTGTTCAGCGACATAAGTTAGATAAGAATCAACCTTTTCAACGAGGTCATCCTTAAATTCTTCCATAAGAGCAGCAGCTTCTTGGATAAGTGCTTCTTCGAGTGCTGCTGCTTTAACGTTGACCGATGCAGAAACCATTGCTTCAAACAGCGATGCTGCCTTGCCACGGAATTCTTCAGTTAGATCTTCGTTACCGTCGAATAGAGTTGCGAGTTCTGCTGAGAAATCTTCTTCGAGATCTTCTTCAGCATCTTCGTCTTCATCTTCGTCTTCGATATCGTCTTCAATCAGATCGTCGTCTTCTGGTTCAACTTCTTCTTTATGAACGTTGCCCTTAGAAGATGGTTGATTTACAACCGATCTTGGATCAGCAACAGTAGTGAAGTTTGGTGCATCACCTGGACCAGATGCAGGACCTGACGAGTCGGAAGTATCCTTAGCGTTTACTGCAACCTTTGCGCCTTGGTTTTCGTCAGCATCACCATCACGGTCTTGGTGTGGTGCGTCTGCTGAAGAACCTTGACGTGGTTGAGTTTGGTCACCCGATGTGTTCGACTTAGCTGCTTTCGAGGTATCTTTACCATTCGAAGCACCCATCTTTTCTGATGAAGATGTGACCGAACTACCTTGCTTTGGTGCGGTCATATCACCGTCAGAAGCTTCAGTAATCGCTTGCTTTCCAGCAAGCAACTCTCTGATTTTTCTTTCTACAGTCATTTTTTTCTCCTAAATTTCGGATCTTAGTCTTTTATTTATAATAAAGAAACTTTAAATTCTAGCAAGTCTATTGAGGAAATTCTCAAAAACTACCATCTTTGCTTCTTCGAGTTGCTTTTTGCTCGCCTTCTTGATGACCTTTTTCGCCATATCATTTGCTTGTTCAGTCCACAGACCGTTAACAATCACCCATTCTTTATTTTCCATAATCCCTCTTACGAAAGCATCAGGAGCAGAAGGATCCGCAACAATATCTGCTGCGGTTGCAAGATGGAAATCGTCTTGGACGATCTGAACCCCATCTCTATTCTCTTTCAGAGTACCAAGTCCTCTTGAAGAAACGCCAAGTTGACCACCTGATTCAATCAAACCACGGGCAATATTACCCATAGGAGTATCAGTGATCTTCGCTTTACCCATCCAGTTATCGCCATCTCTATAGAGTTCGGTAACGATATGAGATACACGGTCGAGGTTAATTGAAGGACCGTCTGGGTGACCAAGTTCGCCGAATGCTCTCTTGTTGTTCACTGCTTCAGACATGTAACGCTCAACTTCTTTTTCCATAATCTCAGCAGGATACATACGTCCATTACGATTCTTGAGATTTGATTGTAGGAAAACACCTTCAATGTAGAGGGATTTCTTACCGTCTTTTTCTTCAGTGATATAACGAACGTTGTCGTTTACTTCAGTAATAAGTTTCATTATCCTAAATCTCCTTGGTCCTGATGTTGCTGCGAACCATATCCAGAAACCTTAGCAAGTTCTAGAACTACTGAACCAGTACCTGATGAGAAATCTACGACGATGTCTGAACCGTTTTCTTCGTTGTCAGACC